CTTTCGGATACTGCACAAATTATGTCTGACATATTTGCGTTGGTACAAACCAACACGGAAACCGATGGTGACTTTGAATTAAGCATCAACGGAAACGCATCCCCATTCTATGATTCAAAAACTGATATACTGGCTGGATATGCAATCAACTTCCAAGTTCTCACTCCTTATCTCAGCAATAGTTGCGTTGTACCTATTTAGTGTGATTTGGGCGATGTTCAATTTTGAAGAACATCCAAAGCCAAAAACACTATTGAAGGTAGAATTGCACGAAAGAATCGTTGAGAGAGAGAAAATCAAACGAAGCGTTCTAATCAAATATCTTAATCACTTGGATACAATCTACCTTGACACCTTCCAAAGTTCGTCAGAAGGTCTTAAACAAGCAATTGAGATACATCGTACACTTGACACAACTCTATGAAGAAAAACAATGTTCTCAAAATTGACAAGCCGTTTGAAGAAACCAAAGTTCTATTGATTAGTGATTTGCATTGGGACAATCCGAAGTGCGACCGGGTAACTCTAAAACGACATCTTGACTTGGCACTTGCCGGGAACAATGACATCCTAATAAACGGGGATTTGTTTTGTTTGATGCAAGGTGCGTATGATCCACGAAAGAGCAAGTCAGACATCCGACCTGAACACAATGTTGCAAATTACTTTGATGCCATTATTGAAACTGCGGTTGAGTGGTTCACGCCCTATGCTCACAACATCAAGCTCATCGGATATGGCAACCACGAAACAAACATTCTCAAACGCCAAGAAACCGACATCATTGAAAGGTTTGTCACTTTGTTAAACTACAAAACGGGAAGTGATATTCAGGTTGGTGGATACGGTGGATGGGTTCGGTACACCTTTGAACAATACGGCAAAAGTTGTATGTATACAATGAAGTATATGCACGGATTCGGTGGTGGTGGTGCGGTCACTCGTGGAACAATACAACATAATCGAATGAGTGTGAATGTAGAGAATGCCGATGCCATTTGGATGGGTCACGTTCACGAGGACTATGAGCTTACATACACGGTTGAAACCTTATCAATCAGGGGAACTGTCTATTTGCGTGACATCTTGATGATTCGTACTTCAGCATACAAAGAAGAATACGGGGATGGTTCAAAGGGATGGCACATTGAAAGAGGTGCATCGCCTAAGCCAATCGGAGGTCGTTGGCTTGTGATGAATCCAGTTCGTGAAGAAGACCATCGCAAGGTCATTGCCTACACCCACAAAACAATCTAAAGGTTAAAAAAACGCAAACGGATATGCTCTTAAAGGTACAAATTGTTCACGAGCAAAAGAACGACAATTGGATGGGTTTGATTGAAGGCGAATCGGACATCGTTGAAATTGTTGAAGATGGTGCGATTGATTCTGCACAAATTGTTGGCGTGAGTGCTTATCACGAGTATTGCATTGTTTATCTGCTCGGTGGTCATTCGTTTATACTGGAAGAAGAATATGATATATTTGTAAAGAGATGGATGCAGTCAACCCGAAACACTATAAACAAGGATTAATTGAGTGCATTGATGCGATTGAATCAGCAACCACCAATAAAAAAGGAATCATCGCAGTTTGCACCGGGAACATAATCAAATACATTTGGAGGTGCGAAGATAAAAATGGACTTGAAGATTTGTACAAAGCGAAGTGGTATCTTGAAAAGCTTATTGAAACCAAAGAAAAACAATCGACCAAAAGTGCTACTTTGTAGAATGTGGTTCTTGTTGTTTCTCATTCCTTTGTCCAGCAATGGACAAGTAATGATTGATACTTGTGTAATCCAAGAGGCGAATCACTATTTAGTCAAGGGTGCGATTGCGAGAAGGCAAGTCACAATTCTTCGCAAAATTGTGACATCGGATTCAATGATTATTTCCGAGCAAGATTCCATCATTGTCAAGCAAAAGACAAACATCGCATACCTGAAGGATGACAACAATTCCCTTGTGAAGCGAAATAAAGCCATCTCACGCACTTTAATCAGTTACAAGATGCTGAGTGTAGTCCTAACCATTTTAAGCGTTGTGATGTGGCTCAAATAGATTTATCCAAATTACCTGATGCACTTGATACTTATTTAGGTGATGCAACTCAAGGTTCACTCCTTCAGCAGATCATTGTTGAATGGTGGAACAAGAAGGTGATTCCGCCAATTTTGGCGAATCTTGATGCAAACAATAGCATTGCAAGTGGTAAACTTCGCCAATCGTTTGCACCAGGAAACATCACCAAATCCCCAACATCAATCAACACCATTTTGGTGGCTGAGGATTATTGGGAGTTTGTAGAATACGGAAGGAAGCCAACACGAGGAGGACATATTGAAGGCACTCCGTACTTGTGGCAATCGTTAAAAACTTGGATCAGTCAAAAGGGTATCAAACCAGCCGAAGGTCAAACCTACGATTCACTTGCCAAAGCCATTGCCAAGAAGATTCACCGGAGCGGAACAAAGCCACGACCATTCCTTGAGAAGGCGTTCACCGAATCAATCCAAATGGAGTTGGTTAACGAGCTGAATGCACGATTTGGAGATTTGATATTCTCCGAAGATGTAAAAATTTGATACCAAACAAAAAATAAATTTGCATTATTAGAAAGTTTATTTTACTTTTGTGCCGTTATGGATTACACAAAAGCAATTGAAACTATCAAACTGAAACGAAGACAAGGTCTTTTTCAGATTGTTGCTCGGAAGAGTGGCATCTCACTCCCAACTGTCAGAAAGTATTTATTGGATGGAAACATCATTTCACCAAAAGCAAAAGCCGTCATTGAGATTGCATTGAGGGAGGTGTCCAATGATTGAGTTGGCAATCAACGGATGGATACTTTCCGTTCCCGGTACTCTTCAAATAGAGAAATACATTTACACCATTGAAGCCGTTGATCATTGGTTAATCAAAAACCACATTGATGAGCTGCAAGATTATGTCAATTCACGCCAAGTTGGATTCGGTGATTGTGTTGCAACTGAATTTGACGGCATCAACTCGGAAGCATTCTTCAATTACGAACCCGACAAGTTCACGGTATTATTTATGCTCGGACAACAAACAAACTTTCTATAAAACTATGAACAAATCAGAATCAATCAAGAACATTGCTGGTGCATTGGTAAAATTCCAAGCATCGGTGAGCAAGGTCGGAAAGGAATCAAGCAATCCTTTCTTCAAATCCAAGTATGCAAGTTTATCAAACATACTGGACACCATTCAAAAGCCATTAAGCGAATGCGGATTGGCAATCACACAATTCCCTGATCAAGATGCACTCACCACATTAATCATTCACGCTGAATCAGGCGAATGGATTGAATCATCTTATGTGATGCCGGTTGCAAAACAGAACGATCCCCAAGCAATGGGAAGTGCAATCACCTATGCTCGTAGATATGCACTCGGTTCAATCTTGAATCTGAACATTGACGATGACGATGACGGAGAGAAAGCAATGGGAAGGCAGTCAGCACCAAAGCGTGATGAACTCACACCAAAGCACCCAAGTTGGGCAAAAGCCGTTGAGCATTTGAAGACGGGTGGATTGATGACCGACATCACCACGAAGTTTGAAGTATCTCCAGTCAATCAGAAACTTTTAATTGGTGAGAAATGAAACTTGAACTTCCAACTATTCACACTAATTTGACCGAAGACGATTGGCATCAATTGAGAAGCTCTCGTTTCACGGCATCTGAAATCCACAAACTGATGGGTACTCCGAAAAACAAATCGGAGTACCTTTCAGAAACTGCGAAGACATTTATCTTTGAGAAGGCAGCGGAATATCTAACCGGACAAAAAGCGGAGATGTATGGTCGTGCTTTGGATTGGGGCAAGGAACACGAGAAAGAAGCGTTTGAATACTTCTCTCAGCAGACCGATGACTTTTACACATACTACGGTGCGGAAACCTACACATTCATCACCTATGGCGAATGGGGTGGATATTCCCCTGATGCACTTGGCACACACCTGGTTGAAATCAAATGTCCGTTCAATAGCGGAAACCACCTTCAGAACTTCTTCATCACCAACAACGAACAGTTCAAATCCAAAAGACCAGAATACTATTGGCAAGTTCAAATGGGTATGGTTGCAACGGAGATGACTGAAGCGTTGTTCTTGAGTTATGATCCACGAATGCCCATCGGCAAGAAGCTCACGCAAACCTTGATCACTTTGGAGGAGGACATCCAAGAAATCATTGACGAGAAGTTGGCATCGGCTGGAGAACTATTTATGTCAATCACTAAATAAATCGTTCATTCACCAACTACGCTATAAAATAAATTTGTTATTATGAAAATTAATTTGTTATTTTGATTTATGGATTTGATATTCTTAATCGTAATCACACCCATCACCATTGCGG